TATGCTTCAGATTATGTTGACAAACTAGATGAGCTTAAAACCAATATTGACGAAAGAAGTGTAATTGCAAATAATGCAGCTTATGCTTTAGGTCGTAAAACTGATTCAATCCTAACTACAGCAATGGGAGCTACTGCTACAGTAGTGGCAAACAATGCTGGAGCTTCTGGAGCAACATCAGTAGCGACTGATATGAACATTACTAAGTTTAAAGAGATGCAAGAATTATTTGGAACAAACAATGTACCAGATGATAACCAAAGATATTGGGCAATCGGCCCAAGTCAATGGGCTGATCTTTTAAGTGATGATCAATGGACTAGATCCGAATACATTGGAACTGCTGAACTTCCTTTTTCTGGTATGAATTATACTGCAAAAAGATTTCTAGGTTTCTTAACATTCGTTCATTCTGGTTTAGATACATCTGGTTCAACCGACAGACATACTGTTGCTTGGCACAAAACATCTATGGGTTTAGGTGTTGGTTCAGATGTTAGAACAGAAGTAAACTACATACCAGAAAAGGTATCTCATTTATTGACTTCATATTTATCTATGGGTTCAATAATGATTGACACTAATGGTATTAGATTACAGAAATGTGCTGAATAGCAGAGAGGAGAATTAATTATGGCTTACGCATTAGCAAATCCAATTAAGAAAATCTCTCAGATGGGTGATTCCAATTCAATGTGGTATTACACAGATGGCGATGCTATTGGTACAATAGATGACGATAATTATTTTATATTATCATACAAAGAATTAAGTGCTGGAGATATGATTATTGTAAATAGTGGTGGTTCAAACGCAGTTATAGATATTTTAATAGTATCTGTAGATGATGGTGGAACTAACCTAGATACAGTAATACTAGCATAAGTATATTAATTAGGGAGGGGATTTATTCCCCTCTCTTACATAGGAGAATATTATGGCAATAGTTAAAGCAGCAAAAACATTAGTAGGTAAAGCAATTAATATTGCTAAGAAAAAGAAAAAAGAATTAGAAAAAACAAAGACTGTTAAAAAAGTAAAGAAACAAATTAAAAAAGTATTAAAAAATCCAAAAGTAAAAAAAGCTGATGAAATTCTAGATAAAGCTGTAGAAAAAACAAAGGCTGGAGCAAAGATGGCTGGAACTGCTGGTTTAGTGGGAGTGGGAGCTGGATTAGGAGCTACAACTGCTGTTGGAACTGTGGCTGGTTCTTTGGCTGGGCCAACTATAGGAAAAGCAGTTAGAGCTAGTAAAAAAGTAATAGATAAGGCAAGAGGTAAAAAAGTTAAGATTGATCCAAAAGATAAAAAGAAAAGTACAATTTTTGGAGAAAATACAAGTGAAAATCAAATTTCAGATATGCTTACTGGAGCTGTTGTTGGAGGAGGTATTGGTTTAGGAGCTGGATTAACTGGTTTAGGAATGATGGCTGCTTCAATAGTTAAATCTAATTCATCTCCAGAACAAGAATATACGCAAGAAAGAAGATCAGATGGAAGATTTGCCACAACATATAGAGATAAAAACGCAAATGTTGTTGCAAGTGCTAAACAATTATCAAGTAAAGAAATTGATGATGTAAGAACAAGATTAGCTATATTAGATAGTATTTTAGAATCAAATGATCCAAGAGAAAGAAGTAAAGAGTTCAAAGAACAAATAGCTTATTTAGCAACAAAATATCAAATATCTAATATATCTGGAAAACAATTATCTATAATTATTCCTAATGTTAAAGGTGGGGTACAAACTTTTAAAAAAAGAACTGGAATATCTAAATTATTATTAGGCGATCCTTCTACAAATAAAAACATACAAGCAGCTCAAAGATATTATGATAAAAATATAAAAGGATAATGTATGGCAGTAACCAAGATAGATATAGCTTCGAGAGCATTGGTAATGATAGGAGCAAATCCTATTTCGTCATTTACAGATGATAATACAGAAGCTCTTGTAACTAATACAATTTATGAAGAAATAGTAGAATCAACTTTAACTAGAGGCAAATGGAGATTTGCTACTGGACAACAACAACTATCTTTATTAACTGCTTCTCCTACTGGAAGATGGGAATATGCTTATCAAATGCCAACAAATCCACAAGTGTTACAGATATGTGCCATTACTTCTAATGATGCTTTATTACAATACAGTCAGTATGAAGATAAAATTTATTTAAATGGATTTGGTTCTAGTAGTTCTGTTATTATGGATTATATTTTTAGACAAGATGAAAGTTTATTTCCTCCCTACTTTCGTTTATGTTTAGAATATAAACTTGCTAGTATCTATGCTGGAGCAATAGCAAGAGATTCTGCTATGGTATCTGAGTTTGATAAACTAGCAGAAAGAAATCTTATTCTAGGAAGAAATATAGATGCGCAACAAACTACAACAAAAAGACTTTCAACTGATAGATTTATTACTGAAAGAAGGAGTAGTCGTAGTGGACTTGTTTCTTAATGCCCAGAAAAGTAAGACAAGTATATACTAACTTTTCGTCTGGAGAGCTTAATAGTTTATTAAATGCTCGTACAGATGCTAAAGCATATTTTGAAGGTGGTAAGCAAGTAAGAAACTGGTATCTTCTTGACGAAGGTGGAGTAATGCGTAGACCAGCAACAGAATATAAAGCAACATTACCAGCAGAAGCACGATTAATTCCTTTTATATTTTCTAATGATGAAACTGCTGTATTTGCTTTAAGTAATAATAGACTAGATGTTTATAATTCTAGTGGTACTCTCGTTCAAGGTAATGTAACTTCTAATTGTAATTGGACTACTGCAAAATTATTTGAACTTAATTATGCCCAATTTGGCGATACAGTATTTATTACTCATAGAGATAATCCCACAGTAAAAATAGTAAGAGCAAGTGCTACAAGTTTTGCAGCAAGTATATTTGCTTTTGAATTAAATGATAGTGTCGTAACCAATAGTGTTAAAAAATCTACAGCTCCTTTTTATAAATATGTTGATTCATCAGTTACATTAACTCCTAGTGCTACTAGTGGTAATGCAGTTACCTTAACTGCTTCATCTTCAATATTTAGTAGTGCATGGACTGGTTTATATTTAGAAATAGGAACTACTCCTAAACAAGTTAAGATTACTGGATATACAAATGCTACTACAGTTACTTGTCAAGTTATAGAAACTTTAGCAAGTACAGATGCAGAATCAGATTGGACAGAAGAATTAATTTCAGCAACTAGAGGATACCCACAAGCTGTATCATTTCATGATAATAGATTATGGTTTGCTGGAGTAAGAGATAAACCTTCGGCTATTATTGCTAGTCAAATAGGAGGATATTTTAATTTTAATTTAGGTACTGGTTTGGCTGATGAATCAATTAATGTAGCTATTGCTGGAGATAGAGTTAATGAAATAAGACATTTAATTTCTTCTCGTAACTTACAAATATTTACAGATGGAGCTGAATATTTTGTACCTACATCTTCTACTTCAGCAGCAATTACTCCTAGTAATATAGCTTTTTTAAAACAAACACCTTATGGTTGTAATAGAGCAACTCCAATATCTTTTGATGGAGCTACTTTATTCAGTCAAAAGAATGGTAAAGCAGTTAGAGAATATGTATTTTCAGATGTTGAACAAGCATATCGTTCTACAAGTGTTTCAGTATTAGCTTCTCACTTAATAGATACACCAAAACAATTATCAATGATTACCGGTAATGAAGAAAAACCAGAACAATTTGCTTTTTTCTTAAATAGTGGATCAACATATGATGGGCAAATAGCTGTATTTCATAGCATAAGACATGAAAAAATAGCTGGTTGGACTATGTGGGAAACACAAACAAATGATAAATTTCATAGCATTATAGCTTTAAATGAAAAATTATTTGTTGTTGTAAAAAGAGTAGTTCCTTCTGGAACAAAATATTTTTTAGAACAATTTGCTAATACAGATGCAATAACATTAGATTGTTCATCAACAACTACTGTATATCAAAAAGGTACTCCATTAGTTAAAGGAGCAAGTCAAGCTACTAACCAAAACTTTTTAATTGTAGATGGATTTACTACTGCACCACAAGTACAAGAAACAATTACAATAGCTGGTAACTCTACAGAATATACTATTACTGCTGTATCTGCTGGAGCATCACAACATACTTTAACATTAGATCAGAATTTAGCAGCAGTTCCTTCTGACAATGCTGTTATTACAGTAGTGAATGGATTTTTGCATACAGTTAATGCTATCTATGAAAATACAGATATAGTATTTGCTGTCTATGGGAATGGTTCTTTAGGACAATTTACTGTAGATAGTAGTAGTAGAATAACTTTAACTTCTGCTCCTTTCCCAACAGGAATAAGAGTAGGATTTAATTTTACACCAATATTAGAAACAATGCCAATCGATAAAGAAATAGAAAGTGGGCCTTTGACTGGTCAACCTAGACGAGTAAGTAAAGCTATTGTAGATATATCTAGTGGTTTAGATATTACTATGAAAGCTTCAGATCAAACATCAAAACAATTAGTAATACAACAAGTTAATTTTACTGTTGGTAGTGATACTACTGCTGTAACTGGTAAAAAAGAATTTAACTTTTTAGGATATGATCAATCTCCTACTATTACTATTTCACAAAACGATCCTTTACCATTAAAGGTATTAGGACTAGCTATGGAGATACAATTCGCATGAGTGGAGCAGAAGCATTTGCATTAAGTGCATTAGCAAGTTCTATTGGAACAATGTCAAGTATACAAGCTCAAAGACGAGCTTTGGCAAGAGAAAATTATAGAATAGGAACAGAGGCAAAATTAGCAAAGGTACAAGCAATAGAAGAAGAAAATGCAAGACAAGAATTAGCTAGAATGTCTTTAGCAAATAATTCAGCTTATCAATCTATCGCTGGTTACTATGATGATGGTATGAGTTTTTTAAATATCAATCAACAAGTGACAAATAAAGCAGTAAAAGATATTTCAAATATTCGTGTCATGGCAAGTAGCACACAAAATAAATATCGAAGTATGCTATATGAAAATAAAATGAAAGATAATGAATTGGTATTTGGTGGATATACTTCTGTAATAGCAGAACTGTCAACTGGATATGGAAATTATAAATATTATGATATTTAGGATAAATAAATGGCTTTAACAACTGGAGAAAGAAAAACAATAACAACTGCTTCTTCTGTTTCAAACAGAATGGGAGTAGTACCAGCTTATGGTGGAGATGCTTTAGCAACTTTTGCAAAAACAGCTACAGAAAAATTAGATTTCTTTGCACAACGACAAGCAACTTTAGAAGAAAATAAATGGAAAGCTGATACACAACTTAAAACTTATAAAGCTATAAAAGATTTTGCTAGAGAAAATTGGGATAACCCAACTAGTTTTGTAAATAAAACAGATACTTATGTAGAAACATTAATAAATAAAGCTCCTAAAAGATTTCAAGCTTGGACTAAAACTTATGCTGGAATGATGGCTGCACAAGAAGGAGAAGTGATAGCTAACACTAGAGAAAAATTAGATTTTCAAGAAGCAGTAAAAGCAAATGAATTAAGTATAATTGCATTTCATGATAAAACTGCTGAAACTATGTATAATATGACAGGTTATTGGAATAAAAATAACATAGATTCATTTAAAGAGAAAATATACGATGCAGAATTAGGAGAAATTTATGAACGATATATATCAACTTATAATGTTGCTAAACCTTCTGAAAGAAGAACAATGGATCCTCCTAAAGAATGGTTAAGAAAACAAAAACTAGGTTTTGAATTATTGAGAGTTAATAGTAAAATTAAAAAAACAGTAGATGAAACTATGAGATTGATTCGAGAAGAATCTTATAGTGTAGGACATGATAGGCTTAAAGAATTAAACAGATCGCTAACAGAAATGTTAGAAAAAGAATATAGAAAAAATCCTAAGGTAGATGATGAAGATGGGTATGCTACTTTAATAGGAAGTACATTAGAAGAAAGAGGTGGCATTATAGAAGAAGCTAAAAAATTTCTTAGTAGAGAAATGGCATTACATCAAAAAGAAATAAATACCTATGAATTAACTACTAACTCAGAAAATAAACAACAACATACAACAGATATGAATAATTTTTTAAATCAACCAGAAAATTATATTAATCTAAGTTCGGATCAACTAATAAATAAAGCAGTAGCTTTAGGATTGGAGCAAGGGGAGATAGATAATTATGTAGCACAATATCACTTAGGACAAAAAGTTAATGAGTTTGCAAATCGTTTTTTACCTAAAGGTGAAGTAGGCGAATTTGATAGTCAAAAAAGTATAACTGATATAGTTAATGATTTAGAGCAAGTTTTATCTGTTTCTTCTGTATCTGCATTAGAAAGGTTAGAAGGAGTAGAAGGAGATACTGTTAAAGAGAAATTAAGGAATATGATAATTAATCAAAATCTTAAATCAATATTAGATATAGAAGATTTAAGACATTTGGAACTTGGTACATTGGATATATTCGCAAGAGATAAAAGAGAATTTTTAGATGAAGAACGAAAAGTACGAAATCCAGATTATGGAAAGATTATTCTATCTGAAGATGGTGGACTAGCAAAAGAAAATGACAAGTTTGCTGTTTTAACAGCTTATGCTTATAATTTAGGACAACCAATACCACAAATAACTAATTTTTTAAATAGTATGCAATCAATAAATGTTAAATCAGAATCTGGTTTAGATAAATTAGATAGAGCAGCTTACATGGTAAATTATTTTCTGACAAAAGAAAGTGGTTATAAATTTTTATTTAAAGATTTAGATGAAGGATTATTATTACCATTACAAGAATATCACGAAATAAGACAACTTAATACTGGAGGTATATTAAACGACAAAGGAGAAGTAGTAGAAAGAATGCAAAGAGAAGTAATTGCTTTAGATTTTTTTAGTAAAATGAATTTAGATCATACTACTAAAGGACAAATTAAAACAAGATTAGATGAGCTTATTATAATTGATGCAGATGATAAAACTGGAGGTATTGATTTAACTGCTATTATTAATAAGCAACTTAGTAAAGGTGGTAAGCTTGATCAAACTCATAGATGGAAGCAGAAAGGGGTTACTGGTGGATATAGAAGTTATGTAACTGGAGAAAGAATTTCAGCTTGGACAGGGTCTACATTAGAAGAAAAATTAGAAATAGATAACAATAGTGTACAACAAATTATTAGACCTATATTAGACTTATATCTTACACAAGGATATCACGAATCTACATCAATAACTGAACATAATTTAAGGAAAAAAATAGATAAAGTTTTAGATATTGTTTTAGATAACTTTATGGAAAATGGACTATATTGGAGTGCTTATTAATGAGTAAAGAATTAGCATATACTATATACGGAAAACAAGGTTTTAGTAAATCTGAAATAGACCACGATATAATTTTTACTTTACAAAATAGAATGTGGAATATGACTACAAAAGAAAAAGAGGAATTAGGAATTACTGATAGTTTTTTAGATGCTACTAATTTATATCAAATGCTTTCTATGGGTAGGATAGAATTAATTATGGATAGACAAAAATCTCAAAAACCCGATCCAATATTTCATATGAAGGTAGATTTTGATGGAGATGGTATATGGGCTAATGTTGGCCCAGTTAATTCTTCTACAGCTTTCAAACCTATGCGTACTATGAAAACATATAAATCTTTATCAAAAGAAAGAATATACGAAGATGTTGTCAATAGAAAATACAACTCATTAAAAAACACTATATTTAGTTTAGACGATCAACAAATGTTAAATGAAAATCCTTCAATAGATGCTGCAATGGAATCTGTTTTTAGAGGAGTTTTTATCACCCTTCAAACCAAAACAAAAGTAGGAGATAGAGTAAAAAGATTTTTAAATGAAAATAGTTTTTTTAGTGCAATACTTCCAGAATTAGATTTGTCAAAAGATATTAGAATAGATGAAATAGCACAAGAGATACAGAAAGAAGCTATTTTAATGGAACAAATGAAGCCAGAATTAAAAGAAGATTATGACATAGCTTCACAACAGGGGTTACTAACAAAAGGAGATGAGATGGTTTACACACAAAATATATTTTTTGATCACACTATGAAAAATGAAGGAGGATTTTTTGCTACAGCTTATGCTCCTAGTAATGAATGGGATATTATAAATTCTGATTATAATCCAGATTATATAAAATATGAATATTTAAGCAAGAAAGATGCAAATGGAAAATATATTAATGATCCAACAATCGGTTATGGATTTTCTTTAAATGATAAATTTGCAGTAAATGCCTTAATAGAAAAAGGATATGATGTTGATAAACTTCTTAAAGGAGAACAAAGATTAAATCAAAAAGATGCAATCGATATTTCGTATAATATATTAAATACAAAATATAATGAAATACAATCTTTTTTTGGAGACAATGTAGTAGGAGATAGAAATACTTATTTAGCTATGGCTCTTGTAGACTTAAATTATGTAAGTGGTTTTGGAGAAAAAACAAATAGTTTTATTGGCAATAGAATGAAACAAGCATTTGAAAAATATTTTAATGCTACTAGTGATGAAGAAAGAGCAGCAGCTTTAGGTAGTTATGAATCTTATTTAGATAAAAAAGATATACCTTTACATATTATGGGTGTTGATACTGGAGCAACTTATCAACAAAAAAATACAGATGGAATAAGAGGAGATCAATATAATGATTATCCTCCTACAATATTAAATGAATTATATAATGATGGAGTATTTTCTAAATCACATAGAGGTAGATTAAGTTTAAATGCTAGATTAATACAATCTTGGCACAATGGACAATCTACAATGTTTCAAGCTCCTATAGTAAATGATAGTTTACCATCTACTAATGAGGACTTAAATACACCTACTATCAATATAGATACTATAAGTGAGCCTAAGGCATTAAAATAATGCCTGATGTACTAATTACAACTGGCGATCCTACAATGCCTAGTGGATATTTTAGGCAAGAATCTGAATTAGGTGGATTAGATATGTTAAGTAATCTAGGCAGAGGTATTCTTGATGATAATTGGGTACTTGGTGGTGTAAGAAGAATAGTAGAAAATATTAAAAATGAAAGACCAGATATATATGAGGTAGATGATCGTTATGATCCTTACCATGATGACCAATTATTTAAATATAAAGAATACATGGGAAATTTTTTACATTCTAAAAATAAAGAACATACTACTTATCTTATAAATAGATTTAAAGAAAAAGCAGCAAAAATACAAGGTGATCCTAGTTACATTATAGGGAGAATACTAGGTGGCTTAACTGATCCAACTTCTTTATTTATGTTTACTAAAGCTGGAAGTGTATTGTTAAGTGGAACAAGACTGGCAAGAAGTTTAAAAATGGGTACTCCTTTAATGGCTGAAGAAGCGATGAAAAGATATTTAGATCAAACTAGACCTATGACAGAATCAGTTGCTATTACTGCTGGTGGATTTATTATTCCTACAATGTTCCCAAGCATTAATGCAAATAAATCTACTAAAAAATTTGATAAAAATGCAGACTTTCTTGATGAAGCAGATAATAATATTTTTGGTAAAAATACAATGGGAGCTGCACAACCTATTGATACTAAAATTATTACAGAAGCAGAAGAACAAGCTATGAACAAAATACAACCTACTGGTTTAGGTGTATTTGGAGAAAATGTACCAACATCATTATTATCTAATCCAGTATTTATCGTATTGCAAAAAGGAATCACATCAGCGCAAGACATGATTGAATCAGTTTTAGAAAGCCCTTTATATACAATTAAAAACTTTCAAGGAATTGCAACCAAACCAAGTATAGAAAGAAATGTTAAGTTAAGATACACACCTTTAGTAATAGAAACTACTAAAAAACTTGAATCTTTATATGCAACATATTTACACAAATTAGGAAAGAATAAACAAAACTTTTTTGAAAGAACTTTTGATACAAAAATAAATAGAGGTGAAGGAGTAATGTCTCCTAAAGAATTTAGAGAAGCAGTATGGGATGCAAGGTCTGGAAGAAAAGATTTACCAGAAGAAGTAATAAAAGCATCAAAAGAATTAGATGGATTTTTTGGTAAACTAGGAAAAGAATATGACGAGTTAGGTATTGTATCTTCTTATATAGAAAGAGAAATAGATAAAATTAATTATTGGATTCGTAGAACAAAAAACAATGAATTAATGACAGAACTTCATGCAGAAAAAAAAATATTATTAGATAGACTAGCTTATATAAAAGAAAATGGTTCATTAGCTAAAAACTATATTACTATTTCCTATAAAAGAGATAGGATTAAAAATAATTTTACAGAGTTTAAAAAAATATTAACTGTTTCTTTAAGAGATAAAAATCCTAGAATTACTCAAAAAGAAATAGATGAAATAGCAGATAACTTTTTAAACTATCAACCTTATATTCGATTAAATGCTGTAAGTGCAGAATTAGATTTTGCAGTTAATAGTGGAAAAAAAATTCCAGACGGAGCATTAATAGAACATTTTAAACAAGTAAACAAAATATCTTCTCGTTTTAAAAGTAGAGAATTAAATATAGACTATCGTGCTTTAGCTGATGCTGGATTTATTGAAAAAGATGTATCGGTATTAATGCGATATTATTTTAATCAAGTAGTTCCAGATATAGAAATTACAAAAGTATTCGGTGATCCATTAGGTTATGGAACTAGATGGAAACCAGATGGAACTCATCAAATGGGTATTAAACAAATAGCTGAAGAATATGATGTTAAAATTGAGGATCTTTTAATTACTAGAAAATATCAGGATACAACTGAAGAAATAACTAAAATAAATAAACAAGTAGCTAAACTTCAAGAAGATAAAACAGAAATATTAACTAATCTTGATGCTTCAATAGCTTTAATAAGAGGAACTTATGGTTTAGCTGATGATCCTAATAGAAGTATTAGTCAAGGTATTAGAATGTTTAAATTATATAATGCTTTAACAATGCTTACTGGATTATCACAAGTAGTAGATACTGCAAGATTAGTTATGATTAATGGTATTGGAAAAACTTTTAGAATGAACTTTGAATTAATGAGTAGTGGTATGGCTAAAGATATAGCAAAAAAAAGTATGAACACTACACAATTAGGTGGAGAAGCTACTGACTTATGGGATAGTAGTAGAGCTATGAGAATGTATGATCTTGGTGATTCTTATGGAGTATATAATAAATTTGAAAAAGGATTTAGTGGTGTTGGTAATTTATATTTTACTTTTATAAATATGACAAATCCGTGGAATGCTGGTGTTAAAACAATAGCTGGATTTTATAATGGAACAAGAATGTTAGAAAACATAGAACTACTTGTGTTAGGAAAAAAATTAACAAAAGTAAATTCTGCTCGATTAAATAATTTAGGTATTGATGATGCTATGGCTAAAGAAATATATAAACAAT